TCAAGGACTTCACCGATGCCGGTAAGATGAAAATGCACACTGCAGGTTCTCTGAAGAACGGTGAGATCATCTGGGCCTTGGCAAAGGTTGACGATGACTTCGAATTGTTCAATGGTGATAAGGTTGAGAGCTATATGCTCTTCTCGAACCCACACCAATACGGCAAGACCATTGACATTCGGTTTACTCCTATCCGTGTGGTCTGCAACAACACCCTGACCTTGTCGCTCAATCAGACCGCTGCCAATGCAGTCAAGTTGAACCACCGCCAAAAGTTTGATGCTGATGCTGTCAAAGATATGATGGGCATTGCACACTTCAAGATGTCGCAATACAAGGAAATGGCTTCCTTCCTTGGCTCCAAGCGCACCACTGAGGATACTGTCAAACAATACTTCGGTGAGTTGTTGGGTATGTCGAACAAGAAGGAAGGTGAATTGTCCCGCACCGCCGCCCGTGCAATGGAAGTTCTGATTGAACAACCAGGCGCCGAGTTTGCGGAAGGCTCTTGGTGGTCTGCCTTTAATGCCGTGACCTTCATGACTGACCATGAATTGGGTCGGTCGGCCGATACGCGGATGCAATCGGCATGGTATGGTACCAACAAAAAACTGAAAACTCAGGCTTTGGAATTGGCCTTGGAAATGGCTGAAGCTGCCTGATCTGATGACAATTTGAAACTGAAAAGGAGCTTTCGGGCTCCTTTTTTATTGGTTTCTGCTCATGTATGCTTGACTACCAAAAAATGTAGCAACAACTCCAGCCTGGGCAATGTAAAACATGCTCAGGATATTATCTATAGCTTGGATGCGATCAGTGTCTATCCAAGGTAGAAATAACAATACTGTAAAGAAGACCATTGACGCCATCGCAATCCATGCCATGCGCCGTTGTTGGTCTTCTTTTTTATCTTGATTCTCAATCTCAATTATGTCTTGAGTTTTTTTGATTTCGCTACTTGAAATAATACCATCCTCATCACTATCATAACCAATGTGACTATTCTTTTTGTCCATTGCTCTGCCTACAATACGCATTTGTGTATAAGTATATAACATATTTATATTGACAAAGTTCTATGGTATGGTATAATGAATTAATGGTTCTGAATAATATGAAAGGATTAATGAATTATAACTAATATATTTTAACTATATAAGGAAATACAAAATGAGATATATCTTAGGAATAATTATTCTCACTAGTATCTTAACAAGTACTAAAGTTGAAGCACAACATGATGATTATATGAATGAATTAAATTGTCTTGCACTTAATATATATTTTGAATCAAGAGGTGAATCTAGTCTGGGTCAAAAAGCTGTTGCATGGGTGACTCTTAATAGGACTAACTCTCCAGAATACCCAGACGATATTTGTGATGTTGTCTATGATAGAGGTCAATTCTCATGGACAAGAGATAAAAGGTCTGATGATCCTAAGGATGATAATGCATGGGCTCGAGCCTTATATATAGCATATGTGATTCTTAAAACCCATAAGGTTAGCAACGATCCAACAGATGGTGCTGTTATGTTTCACACATTGAATAGTAAACCTTCTTGGAGAAAATCATATGTTGTTACTACAAAGATTGACGGACATATTTTTTATAAAAAAGAACTTAGTAATGGCTAAATGGGATGACAAAAAGCTTGATAAGGATATTGATGATTCTGAAAAGAAAAATGAAACCCCTCCAGTTCCAGTCACAACACCAAAGCGTAAGTTAACACATGAAGAAACAATTAGACGATATGATAGAGGTTAATATGAAAACATTTGAAACTTACGAATATGTGAATGATTTACAACCTTGTATGAAACGACCTATTGTTGTTCATGCAAAGCAAATGGATGTAGAGTTTCGTGTTAACACTCTTGAAGGTAATTACAAACAAGGTAAAGCTGGTGACTATCTCATGATGGGTATTGGCGGTGAACTTTATATTTGTGATAAGACCATCTTTGAAAAGACTTATGATTTTATCTATGATAATGGTTGACATATACTAATTAAGGTGTTATAAATAGACTTGTAAATGTTGAAGCAACATGGACACATTCTGGACTGCGGGGCGGTACCGCACGACTCCACCACGGATACACTGCTTATGGTCTTTTGACACGGGGATAGGCTTTACGCCGTCTGGCAGTGTATCTTTGCTGGGGTCGAAACAGGATCGACAGGTGTGAAGATAGAGTGGAGTTTACCGGATGACTGCGTTATTGGTCAAACATACTAAATGCAAACGAAAATTTCGCACCTAAGGCTTTTGCTCTAGCAGCATAAGTACTGTGGGTATGAGTTCCACCTAGAAACAGAACGGACTCACTTAAACATGTTTAAACAATTAAAGGAAATACTATGAAAACGATTCTTCTTGCAACTACCATCCTTGCGATGTCTGCTGTTTCTGCAATGGCTTTTGATCTAGGTTACGGCTTCTCTGCTGGTGCAGACATCAATGCAGAATACAATTTGACCGCTGGTGGTGATATTGCTTTGACCGCAACTCCAGCATTGTATTACAGTGTTGCCGCTGTTGACTTGACCATCAGTACTGATATTGATTTGGCTGATGTATATTTTGTCGGTCTTGATCTTGAAGCATCATATGATTTGAACGACAGTTTTGACTTGTACGCAAACGTTTCCACCGATGAAAATTTTAACTTCGGTGATGTAGTTATTGGTGCAACTGTTAGTTTCTAATACTTAAAAATGTGGAGGGATTAAGTTCTCTCCACATTTTATTATTAGATTGACATATCTTATAGTTGGTGTATATTAAACTATAGACTATGAAAGGATAGACATGGAATTAATTTCAACATACTTTAATGAACAGACTTCAAAAGCTCGAGCTGAAGTGATTAAAAATAACAGTCTATATGAAGTTCATTATTATAATAATAGTGGACAGTTGTTCAAAACTGAAAACTTTGTCAATGAACAAACGGCGCAAAACATTGCCGAAACCTGGGCATCACAAATTCAGGTATTAAAGGAATAATATGACACTTTCAGCTGAAATGATCCTAAAAGAAGTAGAACAATATACAAATAATGAAGTCAGTCTTATTGATGCTTTAGTACATTTCTCTGAAAAACATGATATTGAAATTGAATTGATTGGTGAAATTGTAAGACGATCTGTTGTATTAAAAGCAAAAGTTCGTAATGATGCAGAACGTCTTAACCTATTAGAAGAAAAAACGGCACAACTTCCAGTATGAGTATATATTCAACAAAAGCTGCATATGATCTGTATGTGTACTATTTGGCTTTAAAGAAACACTTTACCACTGATTATGATTTTTTCAAATACAATGGTAAAGTGAGAGCGTCACAAGATGCCTTTGAGAATAGAAAAGACAAGTTCTTTTTCTATAAACTATCAAAACGATCTGATTCTCAAAGTTATCTTTTGGCAAATATCATTCACAATCCTAAACTATGGATAGGTGATCTTGGTGATGGTAATGGTGAAACTATCTACAATGATTGGAAAAAAGTTCAGCAATCACTGATGTATACTTTTCAATCTGATATAAATAACATGGATGGAGATTTTGATTCCAATGTTCTTACAAAGGACGGTCAACATCCACCACTGATCCGAATGTACTTGACAAAACAAATACATTCTGAAACCTTGATTATGATAAACGACGTGACAAATATTTTTGATTATTGGGATAAGAAATTGGTTGACAAAATCATATGGCCTGATATAAAGAGAACATGTGTTAAATACAGACCATTCTTATCATTTGATAAGGCAAAAATTAAAACTACTATAATCGCAACATTTCGCAAATAAATCGCATAAAGGATACTAAACATGGTTAATTTCGCAGACCTTAAGAAAAACAGTTCATCGTCATTTGATAAATTGAACAATCAATTGAAATCAATGGGCAAGCCGAACTATTCTAATGACGAAGACAAATATTGGAAACCAATCGTTGATAAGGCTGGCAATGGTTTTGCCGTCCTTCGTTTCCTTCCTCCTCCTGTAAATGAAGAAATGCCATTTGTGCGCCTATGGGATCATGGATTCCAGGGACCAACTGGTAAATGGTATATTGAGAAATCACTTACTACTCTTGGAATGCCTGATCCAGTTTCTGAACATAACTCAGAACTTTGGGCGACAGGCATTGAAGCAAATAAAGAGATCGTTCGTAAACAAAAGCGCCGTGAGTCGTATATTGCTAATATCTATATTGTACGTGATCCAGCAAATCCTTCTAACGAAGGCAAAGTTTTCCTATACAAGTTTGGTAAGAAAATCTTTGAAAAACTCAATGACCTTATGAATCCACAATTTGAAGGTGAAGCAAAGGTTAACCCTTTCGATCTATGGACCGGTGCTAATTTTCAACTTAAAATTCGTAAGTATGAAGGTTATCAGAACTATGACAAATCGGATTTTGCCCCAGCAGGTCCTTTGTTGGGAGATGATGATCGCCTAGAGGAAATCTGGAAATCAGAAAATTCTCTAAAGGATATTGTCGATCCTAAAAACTTCAAATCATATGAAGAACTCAAAACCAAATTGTATAGTACACTTGGTCTTGACGGTAGCAAACGTGCACCCACATCCACTGCTGCTGAGGACGATGATGAGGAGATGGACTTCACA